CTGAATGTGGCGGGGCAGGTGGGTATTTTTCGCGCCAATGGTAGGCTTGGATTTTGGGATTCCGCCAACTCTGTTTCTTGGAGTTCTAACCTTGACTTTTCCGATTTCACCCCTGCCATCGAAACACTCGCAGGAAATGCAATCTTCAACGATGTCTTAGGTCGGGTTGTTTCCATTCGAGCTTTTGGGAATGGCTTCGTAATCTATTCTACGAAGAACATCACCGGCGTTTCTTATAACACTAGTGGAAGTATGCTCTTCTCCGCAGATACTATCGTTGAGAACGCCGGTATTTGGGATTCTAAACAGGTCTGCACTGGCGTTTCCGATGAGGAACATTATGCTTGCACGAATACAGGAATTAAGCAGATCGCACGAGGGTTCCAAGTTAAAGAGGTTTTCACCGCTCTTTATGACTACTTAAAGCAGTCGCGGGATCCTATTGCAGTAGATTTCATTCAGGGCCGTTTCCTGTTTCTCAACGTAATCGACACACGGTTTATCACAGGAGCAGTTAATTTTAACACTAACCTCTTAACTGCGTTGAGTGTTCGTTTTCTTCTCGCTGGCGGAGATCCTATTACTCTTCCAACTCTGGTAGATGGAATTCCGCTTAATGATTATCTCACAGATCAGGCTCTTCAAGGATCTGACTATGGAATGGTTGCAGAATGGACTGTAGACGGCAGTAAGATGGTTCCCGCACCAAGAACCAGTTCCATTAGTGAATTCCAGTTGGATGATCCCACGACTCCGGTGGATGACTATCCTTATACCAATAATGTCACTAACTACTACACCGATGCAGAACTCATAACGGCTCGTGATAATGCTACGCTGAGTTCTGTCGTCAGCATTAATGACAATGCAATTAACAATCTGCAACTTGGCTGGACCAAGATTCCTTACGGTTCCACTGGTACAGTGACTGCAGAACTTGCTAGGCTTGCAAATAGGCAAAATCAAGAATGGGAAGAACATAGAGATCTTGTTACGCAGCTACAGACCCAGATTGCTATTTTAGCACATGATTACGTAGATACTTGGCATAGTGGAACGTATTACGATAGTTCTACATTAGCAAATGCCGCAAAGCCAGCTGACAGCCCAATCAATAAAACTGCATTGGTTACTATTCCCTGGGGGTTTACTACTCCTGTAACTACAATCACAGGAGCTGGAACCAATAGTCCTACTTTTGAGTATAAGGCAACTTTTACGCAGGGATTGAAAGTTTCGCAGAATAAGGCTTATAGTTATACTATTATTGCTCATCTAGTTGGATCTATTTGTGGTTATGATGTAGGAGCAAGTGAATATTATGATGATCCGGTAGATTTAAATAATCCTCACGATTTTCCTAGTTCTAGCCAGGCTGTAGCCAATCCTAGCAAGACAGTTCTTGCGTATTTGGGCTTGCCGCCTGGAACTATTGAGTTTGATTTTGGATCCTTTGGGATGTTCCCCGTAACACAGGATGTGTCTTTGGGGTATTTGGAGGTTCAGTATAATTCCGGTGGCACGCCTTCTAATTGTATGACCCTTTGGCCCACTACATTTTCTGCTGGTCAGACCTTGGTAGCATATCCAAGCTCAACTACTGTAGAAAACGCTCTTTTCCCTGGAGATTCAGTAACGCTAGACTTTCATTCGGAAAGTGATTGGATCTATGACTTGAATGACAGAGAACCCACTGCATATAAAAACATATACTATAAAGCTCCAGGTAGTTTGCCAACTGGGTGGGATACTACACTATTTCCACCGAATTCTGTTTTAGTACTATATAGAGTTGTAATTTGTGTGCTATGGACGTCAGGTCCAAACGTAGATGTACAGTCTTTTTCTGGTCCTACATATGGAATGTGGAGAATTCGTAAGACCACGGATACTTCTTTAGTGACGGAGACAGAAGCAATTAGCACGATATCTAAAGCAACAGGAACGCAGACTAACCTAGACTGGGGATCTTATCTGGTGGGCGGAACTCCTCCTGCTAGACTTACATACAATACTAACCAGCAAACGTTGAATTTCACGGGATGGGCCGCTCCTGCAAATGCTGTACTTCCGCAGAATGCTTCCTTGACTTTCCCAGGGGCGACATTCCTACTGCAGAATGGCGCAATTGCTCCTATTTATCCGACTTATACTGGTGCCTACGTCTATGATACAGTGTATCAGAAATGGGGTAAATTCAAGGGTGACTACAAATGCCTTGTTGATTATGCCCCACTGAACTCAAACCATCAGAAGGTAGTCTCTTTCTCCAACTTCGGAATGGACGCAGGAACTCTTAACAGCAGCGGGTATGTAACGCTTTTTTCCTCAGTCTGCAGCGATTCCTATTTAAAGTATGGTAGGCTCGGTTTTTATAGACAAGGATACACATATCCAGAGGTAGTGACCTGTCATTTCGCAAGACCATTTACAGGGGAAATTGAAGTTGAGGCTTCCTTAGATGGTCGATCTGTTCATGCAGCACTCACAGAATCAAAAAGTTTTACTGGGGTTGGATATGCTAATGTCTATCCCAGCTATGCGGCAAAATGGTTTAATTTCTCAATAACTGGTGAATTCGACATAAGGAATCTGGAATTCACCGGGCGCATTTCAGGAAGGCGATAAAATGGCACAACCAACTAGCAGATATGATACAAAAGCCTCTGGACTTTTGGCAGCACAGCCTACTAATATTAAGGAAACCAGTACAGTAGGTCCATCTTCAACAACGGCATCAGGGAGCACTCAGCAGGATGTCTATGAAACTACTACTCAGTTTAATCCTCTGGCTCAACAGTCTCTGGATGCTCTTATCAGAATGCTGCTTCAAGGCAACGCGCCCGGATATTCTACTGGACAACGCGAATCAGTCTATCCGATGCTTCAAGGCTTACTGCAGGATTATAGTAAGCAAAATGCTTTTGGTGATGCACAAGGCCTCATGGCTTTGACTTTGCAGAAAGCTATGGAACAAAATATGCCGGCAATTAGTAGAGCGATTGAGGGAGCTGGAACCTCTGCTGGTAGTATGCAAGCACTCTTGGCTGGAAATGCGGCTAGGGATGCTTCTCTTGCAGCTTCTGCCTTGGGAGCCGAGCAAGCTAAATCATATGGAAATATTAGTTCCAATCTGATGCAGCTTTTGGAAACTGTTTCCCGTCCTGATACTGCTATTATGGGAGCCTTAGTTCAAGCTCTTAATGTAGCTAAGGGAGGAAATACTACCAGGCAAGCTAGTTCTTCGGGAACAGAATCTAAGAGTAGCATGAGCAGCGGCGCGACCACTACATCCAATAAAGATATTTCTTACTCTGGAGATGAGGATGAGGGGAATAATAGTGGTCCTCTTTCTTATGTTAGCGGAGGTGGAACTGGTGCTACTCCAGCTAGGGAAAGTAGCACTCTACTGAGTCCTGGTCTTTATGGTGGAAGTGGTGGGGCACGTATCTCTGACTATCTGGGGATTTAATAATGGATGCTAATTTCTTGAACAATTATGCTCCAGGCAATCCTTCTGGAGTAGAAGCAACTCAACAGCCAGATGGTAGGATCTTGGTCACAAACGCGCTGGGAAAGCAAAATACATTTGGTCAAGACCCAGGCTTGAATTTCTACAATAAGATGGACCTTATCCAGAAGGAAAAAGACCTGGATGCGAAGCAAAAACTCATGGCAGAACTGGAGTCTGATTTCTCTGTTTACAATACAGAAAGACTCCAACGCGCTCAGGGTTTGGCTGAAGAAAAGCTGGGACTTGCTAATCTCAGACAGCAACTTCTGGAGAATGAGCAGCTGGATAAATCGGATCCTAAATATCTAAAATACAGGAGTGACAGTCCTATCACTGCACAGATTCGTGAGAGGTTGCGTGTAGCTGAAATGCAATCTTACCAGATGGCGGAAGGTATTGTTAAAACCGACATTGATAGGATGCGACACGGTTCTGCTGTAGGGTCTTTTATCAAGATTCAAGAGCGCCTTATTGGGGAAATGCTTAGGAAGCAGGGAATCTCCGTAGAGGAAGCTGAGCGATTTGGTTCTTCCTTAAACGATACAAACAGAGCTGCACTTAAAGCTTTGTATCCCGACACCCCGGACGAGCAGCTTAACGTCAAAGCTGCGCAGATTGCTAAGACTCCGGCACTTAAACATGAAGCTCAAGTTATCCTTGATCCCGGGGCCAAGCCAGAAGATATGCTTACTGCTGCGATTGCTGGTGTAGGAATGGCGGAACCTTATGTAATCAGACAGCAAGCTCTTACGGCTGGACAGAGTCCTTCTGTGGTTCAGCAGGAACTTAAGACCATTAAGGGACTTGTAGATGACCCAGTTAAGCTCAAGGAAATGGCTAGCTCATACCTCTCAAAGGATGAAAAAGACGCACTTAATTTGATGCTGGGGCAGGAGCTGCTTACAAAGAGTAAAGAGGATTTGCAGAGAATTAAACTGCAGAAAATCGAAACGGCAGTCAGGGTATTCAAGCGATTCAAATCAAGGGAATTTGAAAAAGATGTAAGTCGCTGGACTGAGACTGTAGATGGCCAGCGACTTTCCCAGATCCCAGAATTAGCTGAAACGTTTGCATCCTATGCACATAAACAAAGGCCGATGGAGATTTCTACTCTGTACTCTGAGTACGTAGGAAATGCCCCTAAGGAACAGAGAGCTAATAGGGCAGCGCTGCTTCAGAAGTTTGTTTTCGCCAATGCTCAGAAGGCAAATAGCACTCTCTATGGGGAGGTGGTCGATCTACCTACGTTGCAGAAAAAGACGCAGGCTCTAATTCTGCATCATAGTAGTACAGCTGATAATACCACCCCGTGGGACAGGAGCTGGCAGGGCGTTCCATTGGACGTACTGTAATTTCATTTTAATCTTAATAAATAAAAGAACGCAGTAAGGGTCTGGCAGAATTCACAGGCGAACAATCAGATATTTCGCTTGCTAAATATGGAATCGAAAGTAACGCAGTTTCCACTCTCTTGGGAATTCCAATCGCGGCTGCGGTGGATACAGGAGTTTCCATTTGGAATTCTGTCGTCCCTGAACAGTATGAGTATGACACTCGCGACGTTCTTGGTGGAATCAACGAGAATCTCGCGGAAATCTACAACCAGAACGAAGGCACAGTCAAACTCCTCTCTTTTATCGGTGGAGTAGTAGTTCCTGGAGGTATTGCTACCAAGGGAATGAATCTTCTTCGAGCAGGGGCGAAAGGAGTTAACTGGTTTTCCACTGCTGGACAGACTGCTAGGCTTGCCGGGATCAAGACTGCATATGAAAATGCAGGTAAAGCAAGCACCGCTTATCGCAGTCTTATGTGGGAAAACCGCTTTGCTACTGCAGGAAATGCCCTAGTGGATGCTACTGTCTATGAGGGTGTTTTGCTTGCTACCATGAATGCGCATCCTTATATGGAAGACTACCTCAAGGATCCCATTAAGAATGCCGGACTTGGTATTGCTTTTGGAACTGGACTTCTCGGCGCTGGAGGTCTTATTATGCAGCGTTATGCTGTTAAGGGAGTCCGCCAAGAAGTAGCCAAGACTAGTAATGATATCCTCTTGGAGAAATACGTTCCCGTTAATATCACGGAAAATCTCTCCGGTCAGCTTGTTAGCCATTCTACCAACATTGAAAACTGGACTAATCTCCTTGCTACTAAGACGGACCTCACTCAGCATACCAAGAGTTTGGTTGAATTCAACATTAAAAATAGTGCAGCCTCCCAAATTGAACTATTCAACCGAATGATGGGTGGTGCAGATACCTTACCAACTGGTGGACAGGAGCTTAAAGAACATATCATTAAGATTATGGCGTCGCGCCCTACTGAATTTCAGGGGGTTGACGCCGTTCGTCTAGTGAAAATTGGGGAAATGGCATCGCTGGATCATATCAAGAAGAATCCCTTCCTGTCAGATACAGTTGAAGCAGGAAATACTGGAATTCCTTTCCTCCGCAAGAATCAGAAGACTGGCAGAGAGCGCACGGTTTCCGTGGTATATAATCCCGAATTCGATACGTTCATGCGTCCTGAGGATTTGAAACACTATGGAGGCGCGGTGGATATGGGGATTCATTCTGTAGAGGACGTTCTTAGAAGAGCTCCAAAGAACTGGCACCTTTCTCCAGAATCTGAAGTCAGTATCGAAGCCATTAAGACTAGCACTCCAGCTATGGATTTACGCTATTTGCAGGGACTTGCTTACTTCGACAGTTTCTCAGATGATGCTTTGCTTCGTCCAGTTAAAATCGCTAAGGATGACTACGCCGCGATTCAGGGATTTATCACTAAGGTACGGAATTCCAACATCAATCCAAATGATATCAAGCTGGAACTTGACGGAACCAGGACCACTCTGATTGAGGCTATGCAATATCTGCAAGCTGCTAAAATGGCAGAGGCAGATGTTTTGCTTCGCCAAGGAGTTCCCGAATTGGTTATTGCGAAACGTCTTAACACAGAGCTAGAATTCGTTCAGGCTGTTGCAAACGGACTTCCCATGCATGTTAAGACTAACCTCGACTACATGAAATATACTGACGCAAGTGCTATCGGTCAAATTCTGGATGTCAAGAATCGTAGCCTCCTACTCCGCACTAATACGAATAAAATTCCTCACGCTATCATGCGTTCTAATCTTGGCCAGACAATTGCTAGGGACGCAGATGATGTCATTAAGGAAGGGCTCTTTGCTGCATCTAAATCTCAGTACATCAAGGATTGGATGAAACTTCTGGCAGGGGAAGACTTTAGAACGCTACGCGACATCGTAAGGAATAAGCTTGCGATTACTGCTAATGAATTCATGGGTACTCGTTTCGCCACCAGTGCAGACCATGCGCTTAGGGGAATGGAAGAAATTGGACCTATTGCCACGCAGATTGGGAAGGATATTACTGAACTTCACCTCCAAGCAGTAAATAAATTTTTCGCTCCTGTAAAGGACGAACTGCTTACGCTCGCTCGTGATAAGGTAGCTCTGACGGAATTCAATATCGCAGACCACGTTAATGCTAAGATCAAAGGATATAGGGAATTCCGCGAAGGTAGTTTCTGGCATCCTGATCCCACTGCTCCGACTAAAGTTGTCAAAAATGCTGCTGGAAAAGATGTTGAGGTTCCTAACTTGATCCGTGCCCAGTATGAGGGTGAGGATTTCATTATCCAGTCCGAATCTGTTCTTCGTGTCTTTGATTGGATTAGCCAATCCGGACGTGAGCTTTATGAACAAGCTAGGACACTTCGCCAAGTTCCTGGAACTGGGATGTTCAGTGACTTGGGATTCTGGATGCCCTCCTTTAATCCCAAGGATAAATATATTGCCTATGTGATTAACAAACTGGATCATACTACTACGCTTCTTCACAGTAAGACGGAAGAGGGTTTGCAGGACGCAATTAGGATTTACAAGGCTAGGCCCGACGTTTCTATTGGAAGGACGCATGATATCGTAGAACGTGGAACTGATCAGAGACTCTATAATATCTTGCAGGGACGACATGATCCTATGTTCGCTCAATCTGCGGATGTTGCTATGTTGCATAGTGGTTCTAGTGCCAGCGCACGTCCTGGTGTTTCTGCCGAACGTCTAGTAGATATGATCAATGCGTATGAACATCAGCTTAACTACAACATCAAGAGTATGGCGGAACTCCAGTTCAGTGATGTCTTTGATTTCCTGCGTCAATCCAGTGAGTATACCCAAGCATCAGTAAAAGGGCAACCTGCTGCATCAGGTATTTTCAGGAAGACAAAACCGGATGCCGCGTCCGTCCTAATGAAAACTATCCTTGGTAAAAGCACTGTCGATGAGAGTTATCTCTGGCGTGGAACTAATCAGATCTATTCTGCAATCCTTGAGAAAGGTCTTAACACTATTGCGGAAGTCATGGATCCCGTTCTCAATGTGAGAAAGACTATCTTTGGAAAGGGAAAATCCGCCTCCGCTCAGGACTATGCAGCCTATGCAACAGAGTTAGAGGCAAGAGGAATTCCTAATCCGTTTGCTGTTTTCACTCAGTATGAGCAGGAGCGTGCAGCACTTTTCCATGCTGACAGGACTGCGATTACAGAATCTTTGGCTCCTCGTCTTACAGTTCTTGCTAATACTATGGCTGCAACTACACTTCTCCGTGTGGGAGAACTTGGCCAAGCTTATGTTAATGCAATTTCTTTGCCGATTCTCATGACTTCGGAGATTTCCTCTAAACTTCCAGCCAAGTTCATGGGGACAGATTTGGTTGGGCGTCCTGAGCTTGGTGTAGTTAAAACTATCTTTGACGGTTGGAGATATAGAGGACTCGCTGCTGATCCTGCTGTGGCTAAAGCTAAGGAACTTAACCTTTTCAAAGGCGTCGTTTCTGAGGCTGACGAACTATTCCGTCGCACCCGCTCTGTCGATCCTGGAGTTCTTTCTGCTACAGAAGATTTACTCCGTAGTAGGACTGTGGAAATGCTCAGCAAGGCTACTGACTGGTCAGAACAGTTTGTTCGTGAAAAAGCTTTTATGACAGGACTGTACATGGCTAGGAAGTCCTATCCCGGAATCAATGACAATGGTGCTTTAATCTTTGCTCGGGATTTCATGGAACGGACAATTGGTAATTACTCTGCTGCACAGCGTCCTACTATGTTCCAAGGAACCTTTGGCGTGGCTATGGGATTATTCCAAACCTACATGCTCACTATGGCACAGAGTCTTTTCCGCCATCTGGAAAAAGGAGAATTCAAAGCACTTGCAAAAGCTATGCTAATGCAGAGTACTATTTTTGGTGCAAAGAGTCTTCCTGGATTTAATATGGTAAGTGAGGCTATTGGAAACCACTTCTCTGATGATAACGTGGATCCCATCACTGGCACTTTCCGGGATCTTCCTGATGGTTTGGCGCAGAGTATTATTTACGGTTTGCCAAGTAATCTACCTCCCGCTATTACTACTAGGGGTGAATTGCAGCCAAGGATACCAGATCCAACTCAGGGAATTAATGCAATCCCGGCGGTCAATCTAACTGTCCAAGTCTATGATGCAATGCGCAGAGTTGCTAATTCTGTGTTCAGTGTGGATAAGACTGCTGGACAGGGAATTATGGAAGCTCTAACACTTCAGAGTATCTCACGTCCTGTAGCCAGACTGGCAGAATTTGGAACTAGCCATTCCATTACGGCAAAGGGAAATACTATCGCCGGGCCTGAAGAAATCTGGACATGGAATAGTGCTATCGCAAGAGGCTTTGCTGCCAGACCTATTTCAGAAGTTCGTGCCAGGGATGCAGTTCATCTTAATACTGTTTATGGGAGTATCGATAGGGATAGAAGGCAGGAGATCACTCAACAACTTCGTACTCACCTTCGTAGTGGGACACTCAATCCAACAATTGTTTCTGAGTTGGCTGAGCAATACATGAGAACAGGAAGTCCTAGCGGATGGAATAGTGCAGTTAATACGGCCTTGGCCCAGACTGTGCTTCCTTCTGATTCTACTGTTAGGAATTACCTGGCGCCGAATAGTCCTACTATGGCATTGATTGATAGTATGCACTAAACAGCAAGGCAAAAGAAAAGCCCCTCAATCCGCAATGGAAAGGGGGGCTTTTTGTCGTCTTAGCTTCTTGGCATAAACTCAAGTTCGAAAGCGGTTTTATCCACTATATCGTGATTTCCATCGTCGTACATAATGAAATACTTCCCTACCGCATCAGTTGGATCAACTATACCATAAGGAGCAGGTACTGCAAATGGCATGTTTGGCATTCCAGAATCGAGCAGGAAGTAGTTCGGAGATGTGGAACGGCTTATAAATAAGAACTCCAGAATCTTGAATGCCTTAACATACTCTGCCTTTTGATATTCAAATTTCTTCAGTTCCATGTCAGGCTCCTTTTTAGAAAAGATACCGCAACAATTTAATGCAGTGCCTGGCTTGATTCTGCGCATCCTCAAGACTGATGTGAGAGTTTTTGACTCCCCGTTCTATTGGAATTTTATTCTTCAGCAGATTCCGAAGGGTGGCGTAGCAATAGACTTCGGTGTATCTCCAAGGAATTGGAATTTCATACTGCCTGAAGGAATGTTCCAACATGGGAAAGTCGAAGTTGGAGTGATTCGCGAATAATGCAAGTGCTTTATTCTCCATGAGGCGAAGTCCATCAAGATAATCCGCAAGGACTAAAAGTCCTGTTCTATAGGATACAACTCCTTCGAAAGCTTCTGCCCTTACGTTGGGATTCTGCCGACTCCACCATTCCATCGTACTCTGATCTGTTGTAAAGGTTCCCTGATCCGGAGCTTTGAGCTTTGCGTAGAATGGATCTGAGAGTCCTCCATCAAGTGAAAATACCGTCGCTCCGATAGTGAGAATTCTAGATGAGGGGAGCAGCCCACAAGTTTCTACATCAATCATTACATAAGTCACTGAAATACTCCTTCGCTGAAAGTCCTGCCGGTGTGAGCCAATGAACGGGAACCATACGTCCTAATGGACCGGAAGCATAGTTCATCTTTGTATAGCCTAATTTATTGAAGAAAAGTCGGAATGTTGTATTTCCAGAACTCCTGCTAATGGAAAGAGCATCTTGTACATCTTGGCAAGTATACCCTTCTCCTGGTTCCATTAGCATTAGGACGCGCAGCGACAATTCTGTCATCCCTAACCGTCGCAACTCCAGCCATTTCTGGGCTTCCTGCTTTTCCAATTCTGTTGCTTGATAGACTGGTGGGTTAGCTACGTTACGAACTTGGTATGCTAACGTCAGAGCTGGATGCATCACTTCTCTTTAGCTCCCATAACAGTCTTGTCATTGTTATACCTTCCCCGGGCTGCATAAGACTTACCCTCTGGAACTGGAGTATGCTTAAAGAAAACAATCTGTCCGATAGCATCTCCCTCCTGCAACAGGATACTATGACTCCGCGTCATGTTTTTCAATTCAAGAGTAAGAACAGATCCATTCCACCCCGCATCACACCAGCCAGCGTTAAGATGGTCTAGCCCGATTCTGGCCATGCTGCTTTTGAGCTTGTATTCTGCACTAACGGTATTAGGAAGGTGAAAGATTTCCCTGCTTTGCGTTAGAATGAATTCTCCAGGACCTATAATACACGGGAATGTGGCTTCATGCATCTGAAGGGGGGTTCTATCCCTAAGTGAAATGATCTTCGTATTGGCAAAAGTATTCTCTTGCAGCAATTTGGACCCAAGATGAATATCAAGAGAGGAGGAATTCACACTCTCATACGTCGCTCCCTCAATAACTCCCTGTTCGATTAATTCGCAAATCTCAGTGTAACTTAAGAGCATTTTTCGATTCTCCTACTATAACATAATGAATACCAAACACTCGCTCGATAGCTTGTGCAATTGCTAGCTGCGCATCTAAGATAAGTGCCGTTCTTGGGATCGTCTCCCTGATTTCTCCAACCGCCCATATTTCCACCTCGTTACTGATGCTGTTATGACGTACACCTGAAAACTCAATTTTCTTAAGTTCTCCATGCGTCATGAAATCTGGATGGTCTGGTCGCTTGGAATCGAAGTCGTCGCTCACTTTTTCTTACTCCTTTCTTGCAGTTTTCCTAGCTGCTCTCCCTGACGGACTCCTTTCTTGTAAACCTCCTTAAAGAAGTCGATCATGGATTCTTCGTCCTTAAAGGTTAGAACGACCTGCCCTGTGTATATGTCTTTCTTAACTTCTGGCGGGTATGCAATGTTCTGCATAAGGCCAGAAATATATTTAGAGAGTGTCATCGGGTTCTTCCTCATTACCATCTAACAGGGTGATATCATCCTCAATGTCTGTTTTGATATACTCGGCTAGCTGAGCCATTTTCTCGAATGGGTATTTCTTCTCGTCCTCAACCATAATGACACACTGAATATGAATTCCTTCTGCATCAACTCGGAAACTTATGTCCTGCGTAATTGGATTCTTAAAAAATTGGCTCATTCCTGTTCTCCTTCTGTTAAGTAATCTAAATTAAGAAGCGCAGTATCCCATTCGGTGCGCTCCGTGTGTAGGGGAAGATACCCCTGCTTCCTACCGATTTTCACTAGTTGGATTTTCTCCGCCTTGGTGAGTCCTACAATGATATCTTGAAGCTCTGCATATTTATTAAGATCCTTAGATACGAATTTCCATATCTCATTTACCGTCTTTGGTTCCGAAGCCCTGTTGAGGACATCTAGAATAGCTGCAGCTGTTGAGGAGTTCCTAGCTTTTCCGAATTCTCCGAGTGCCTTTGGCATTCTTCTTTCAGCATAGTGTAATACTGTGTTTGCGTTAATTGCGTCAGCGATCGTGATAATCCTTCTTGTATCCGCCGCCGCAATAATAATACAAAGCTTGAGAAGGTGTGTAAATCTTCTTGTGCTATAGTGCTGGAACCTGTGGTCATCAATTGGCTTAAACTCCTTGTAGATACGATCAAAGGTTTTTCTTGCATCTTGTGCTATAGTCATCGGCCCGCTGCAACAGGCTTTTATTCTTTTTAGCCTTTCAACTAACCAATCTCTATCTGCTAAATCCGGGGGCGCGGGGAATGTAATTTGTATTCCTGTTGGCTCTGAGTGTATGAAAAGGAAGCGTGAGCAGAATCCATTACCAATAGCTTCTGGTGGAATTGCCATAGAAAAGTTTTGCTGGGTGTTTGCGCTTAGAATATTTACGGTGGGTTTGTATATGTAAACTGATTTGCCGTGCAGTTTTGGGTGTCTGTACTCATCAAGATTATCCCATAGCTTAGTGAGTCTAGTAACAAATGGCAAGTCTCCCTGCCCGATGAAGTCATTGAATTCCTCTGCGATGACGTATGTTTCTGTGGGATTATCATCGCAGAGTGTATCTACATCTAAGTCTAACGGCTCCGAGTCCTTCCTGCCCATATCTGCGAGAAACATTTCTTTCGACACCGCATCCGCAGCGAAGGTATCATAACCTGCGAGACGGAGGAGTTTTCTCCCGGGATTAATAGCGGTTCCTTTCCTCGCTCCGGCGCTTCCCATAAGCATGATATACTGATTCGGATATATTTCCGACGTCCCAAATGGAAGCCATACTCTGCGTCCCAATAAAGCCCCAATGATTGAGAGGGCCGTCCATCTATGGTAGATAGGGGGAGCTTCACTCTCCCCGATGTATTTGAAATATCTCGTGAAGAAATCTTCGGTATCAATCTTTCTGCTCCTCTTGGTTTTTACTATTCAACACTAGCTCGCATAACTCACGACGACATGCTAGTATAGATTTTTCTACAGCCAATAGTTTTTCCGGTAGCTTTGTAGTACCCTCCTGCTTTTTCTGTCGAATATTAAACAGCAAACTATCCGAAGATCGGATAAAATCACGTATATAGTGATATAACTCTGCGGATACCATTAGTTAATTTCCTCTTGCTCCGTGATCATCATTGTAGGCATGCAGCCATACGTACTAGCCTCTGTACACTTTTCAGCCAGAAGTTTTACTAGTTTAGCCTCTCTATCAGTTAGCTGCATATAGAAGGTTGTAGTATCATCACAACCCATAACGCTAATGAGATATGATTTCATTAGTTAACCTCCTCTTCTGGTTTAAACATCCCAGTTCCTGGTACATTTTGTACAAAGAAGATCCCCCTCAAATGGGAAATTGACTACATCTAAGTCTGACTTACATCTTGGGCATTTTGTAATGGCCTCTGCTTCAATAGGGTAGATAGTTTTCTTTATCTGGATAGCCTGTTCCCATGCGTGGTACTCCTCTCTAGTTAATGGTATTAATTCTCCCGGTTTCGCTGCTTGAACCTTGTCAAGTACGACTTGAAATAACTCTTTATCCTTCACCAGATATACGTTGTAAGACTTGAATTCCTTATGCATGTCCATATTACCTTCCTCTCTCTCCATAGGAATACATGATAGTCATATTGAGACTATGTAAAAATGTGTGGTAGTCATTTCTTTCTTCCCATGTGATACTGTCTAGGCTCTCTCGTATTTCCCTAAGCTTTTCTCTAATGGCCGGCATTCTATCTTCAAGCGGAACGCGTGGCGTAGTTTTTACATTCATATTACGAACCTCCTTTTTTCATGTTACCCCAATTGACGCCTGATTTGTAATCCACTGGAATCCTGAGAGTCCGACCATGGATTACGACTGGATTGTTAAAACATTCAATGGCTTCCTTCCTGATATCTTCCCTTCCTTTCCTATATTGGAATGGCGCACTGTCATGGATCTGTGCTTTCATACGGAAATCCCCCGGTTCCCGTTTTTGCAGTTGCCACTGTTTCCACCATCCAATGTTAAGAATCGACACAGATAAATTCTGTGGCCCGTGTGCTACTGCACTAGCGAAAATCTGGTGCTTCTTCTGGATGTCACCGAAGAAATACCTGGTATGTCCAAGAGGACTTTTCAGCATGTGTGTACTAGAGATTTCATTTTTTACTTCTGCATACCACGGTCTAATACGAGCGAAGGGCATATGGTATTTATTAAGGAGCATCGTGGCAAAACCTTTTAGAGTGATCTGTCCTGGCAATGGTCCTATCTTAATTCCAAGGGTTGAGGCTGCGTACATGAGATTATCTACTCCTGCATTTTGGATGAACGTTTCTGCGCCCATCATGTAGTTAGTACCATGCACAATCTTCTTGAGGACGAGGTTCCTAAATTCCGTCGTTACTTTCTCATATGGAATCTCAAAGAACAGGGTCCCAAGGGTTTTGTAGAAGTCCCGGCCCGGCGTTTCTAATGCCTTAATCAGCTTCTCATCCTGTGCCAGGTAAGCTGTACATCTGGCTTCGCTTTGGGAATTATCAGGCTCACAAAGAATAAAGCCGGGATCAGCAACTAACATTTCCTTAGCATAATGCGGAATGTTCTGTGCCTGCGTCCCACACCAGAAAGAGGATTTCTGGGCGCTCATTCTACCTGTATCAGTTCCGAATGGGTTGATGTTATAAAGCAGCCGTCCGTTTCTCTGTACAAAGTCGAAGTAAGTCCTAATGTCTTTTTGTGCTTCCTTATATTTCAGAATCCGACTTGTGATGGCATGCAGAATAGGATGCTGCTCTCCTACGGCAGAAAGGTTTTTCTCATCTGTTCCCCTTTCTATTCTTGTCTTTCTTTTGTTGGCATCCTTCTTGAATCCGATGCGTGGATCCTTCGCCCCGAGTACATCATAAATATAGAACTGTACCTGGCGATAGCTTCCTGGGTTAAATCCTGTAGGTTTCTTTGCATGGATATCCCCAACATCATCAACCATGATCTGCAACTCAGATAGCATTTGCTCAAGGACTTTTACTCGCTCTGAACGCAGCTTTTCTCTTTTATCATTGTCAATGAGGAACCCCTCGAATCCACAGTATAGTGAAGGATAGACCAGTTTGAATTGGGACGCATAATTGCGTCGAGCATAAGCGGGGAGATGTTTAAGATAGTGCAAACAAACCCGCAGGGTGTTGAATGTATCCTTTGCATTGTACTCCCAATACTTATTAATGTCTTTGCTTTCCGACGCTTCCTTGGACTGTGGCTTCCACTGATAGAAGTCCGGAAGTGTAACAGAAGCTACAAAGTCGAGGGATTTGGGAAGGGAACTGTATTGTGCATGCATCATAGCTAACGTATCGAGGCAAAAGTTTCTTGGCCAAGCATGATATACGATACTATGGATGCAGTCATACATTCCATTATGCATTACCTTCGGAGTATCCGTTGCATTAGCCTCACGCAAAAACTGAATGGCCAGACCAAACTCGGAATCATTGTGCCAGTGTCTTTGCATGAAGTTATAGAACGGCAGTACGAATGTTTTGATCTGTCCCTGCGATGTGAAACACGAATACGAAGCACAGGTAATGATTGTTTCTCCGCCTTCCACTGCATCAGATTCTTCATCAGTATCACCTGCTTGTACCTTTCCCTCTTTTGAGATAGTCACAGTCTCGATGTCATAGGCTACAACGACGGCGTTCCTGATTTCCTCCAAAGCATCTTTGAACTTATCCGTAGAATCTAATACGTCGAATGTAAAGTTCTTTGTCTCTTTGCAGCCAAGACGTTTGAACTTCTCAAGGTCTGTCTGCAGGATAAACTTTCCATGGTCTACGGTATGAACTTGTGCGAGGGAATTCCCTACGATGACAGGAATCGAGTAATCAAGACGGGATCCACGATACAAATCTAGGGTGGCGTTCTTCGCTGGAACCAGACCTTTCAGTGTGGACTCGTTACAGAGGAAGATCCCCTGACATCCCCTGCTTTTCGCCTTCGTTACCAGCTCGGAGATAGAGAGTGTGGATGTCGTTACTTCGGCCGCATATCCACAATTCCGCACATAGTATTGCAGAACTGGAAGATATGCGGCCTCATGAGCCATGTAGTTTATTAGGATTTTCATTATCTAAAGTTACCTCCTTCCCATTCTGCCAGGAAAGCTGCGGGTAGTCGAGCGTATAGATGCTTGGTTTCATCCACCTGGCCAACCATAACAGCATCTTCCCATAGATATCCATCGTCTTTAGGATTTTCACTTTTACCTATGGCCGTGACTTCTATCTTTTCTCCTTCAGGAGTTAAATAGATATGAACCCCTAACTTTCTAGCTTGCACACTATAGTATCCGTACATCATTCAGGAAACCCTCTTGACATCCCGATAAACACGTTGATAGGAATTCTCGGGGTATTTGAAGGTGAGGGGAAATAGAGTTGCCATGAAGTCATCCTCTACTTTTGTGTTAAGATTTGAGGAAATCGTCTTACGTTTGATATGCCGTGATGCGTACTCCATCTTAAATTCCGCAACAGGCAAACCCGAAAGGGCACGGCGAATTCGTTTGCAGCGTTTTGCGTTCATCTTGTTATCTCCTATTAACTGAAAAGTGAAAATGGGAGAACCCCTGATGAGATTCTCCCTTGTTTCTACTTAATTATTCCACTGCTTCAACTTGCGGAACGACGCGCAGTTTCAGACTGGCACGTTTCTCTCCATCCCTACCTTTGTAGGAGGAATAGGAAATTCTGCCGCAGAATTCCAACTCACTTTCCAGCATTTCAAAAATGGTTCCAATAGTAACTCCGTTGAGATCCTCAACTCCTGCGATCTTCTTAACTTCCCGTTTGAGCATTCCCAGACCGTCTAGGGTTCCCTGGAAACGGATAGTGAAAAGACTACCATTGGGAACAGGAGGTTCATCACTGGAAACCAGTTCTCGCGTTTCCACGACTGCGATAGTAACTTGAATGCTTTGAGATTCAGTACCGTCGTCATTCTCAAACTTGGTGATCTTTCCACCTTTCGTGACAAGGTCGTAGTCACCGGCGGGAGGTTGAATGAAATCAGGAGCCTCTTGAATGTGATCAAGGGAATCATCCATCATGGATTCGAGATCGAGAAGGGTTGCTTGGGTCTTGGCCATTTTATTTGCTCACTTTCTTAGTTGATTGGGTTTTGGTTTTCTTACTGGGACGGGGTGTAACATTGAAGGGTTGCTGATGAGGGTACTTTGATTTTTTCTGCGGTCCCTCTTGCTTAGTTGGTTGGTTCATTCTTGGGTGCCTTTATGATTCCACCGTGAATAAGAAGGGCTTTCATATCGAGTGTTGCACTCTTTTCGATCTCGATATTAAGCCTGGACTTCGTTTGTACGTTTGGTCTGTATGTAGTCGATGAGCCTCCTTTATGTTTGCTACCTGAAATTTCAAGTTGGACGATGGTCCCAAAATATTTCCCTACCATAGTGGAAAACGTTTTAGTTCCGATCATTGGGTACTGCTTTGTGCGGACCAACTGTTTGTTAGGCCCTGTTCCTGTATATTCCTCGTCGTAGAGGACATGGGTTAATACAACGAAGTTGGTGTGTCTTCCTACTTGGACAACCTGAAGAATGGATTTCAGCCAATTATTCACTGTTCCCCATTCTTGGATTTGCAAAATCGCATCCTCTGGCTGTCCTTTGAGAAGTGCATTTACCCCGCAATCTGTCAACTGACTTCCACTATCCAAGATTACGAGGTCATTGTGTGTCAGCTTTGTCAGGTTGAACTGCTGGAATACCGCTTTTTCTTGCATGCACTTCACACAATTCATCTTTCCGTGAGCTTCGCAAATCGGTACATCCTGTGCGCTGCTGAACATTCTAAGGATTGCGTTCATTACGAACGGATCTTTCCTTGTGTCCAGCATGCTAAAGAGTTGGATTTTCTGCAACGCGGAGTCAGGAAGTCCCATTGAGAGAATTGTATCTTTGCCGTTTTCCAGATCGAGCCAGATGATTTTCCTGATTTCTGGAATCATAGCTGCTGTAGCTGCGAAGCGAGTCTTTCCTGAACCACTATCACCGTAGATCAGGATTGCGTGACTACCGCTCTCCTTCTCTCGTGCTTTTTTAAGAGCTAGCATGTCCATTCACAGTTTTCCTCTAAGGACTCTAGCTACTAGTGAGGAATATCCTGCCAAGTCATCCCAATGATCAATAAAATCGGCGTCACCTGCAACCATTCTTCCAATTTTATGAAAGATCATATCCAGAGCTTCCTGTTGTTCCATCGTAAGGGTCTTTCCTACGATTTCCAGTTCATCACGCAGGACCGTTTTTAATCTTTGCGTACATCTTGCATGATCTCGGAAATTGCCGTGCGTCTCTTCCCTTTCCGAGAGTATAGTTTCTACTATATCAATGGCTTTGTCAATGGTTTCTTGTGCTGTCTTGGTATTGTCCATTACTGTCTGTGCTTTTACCCTGTAATTACAAGACTTCCAGTTAAATTGGGGATCCGGATTCCATCTCCATTCCCGTGGATATCCGCCAGGCTTTATACTAATGAACTCAATGTCCGCCCCCTTTCTGAAAGCTTTTTCTACGCTCTTTCTATACTGTTTCTGACTCACTGCTTCTTCTATTTTTATTTCCATTTCCGTGCCCTCAGAATTGTTTTTGCGAATTTAACTTCATGTTTTAGCTCGCTCGGTTTGATACGCTAGTCTAAAAACGCCCAGAGGAAAGAGGGCCTAGCAGCTGGATTCCATACTTTATCTCCGTTGCGAAAACGATATTGCACTTTCATACCAATGCCATGAAGATACTCTACTACTTTTTGATATTTCCCGCGGGGCTTGCTCATTCCATAATCCTTTCCAAATGATCCTTAATCAAATCTTCCAGCTTGAACGTGAACTGATACTCATTCGTGTCTTCTTCCTGAACTTTCCTCCTGTCGAGAGAATGAAGTCCACACCCTCCAAAGTGAAAACACGGCTTGTTGTAATGTAGGCACCCAGCCAGCCGTTGTGGAAAGATTCCCATGTCGAGCTGGCGCCGCATTCGTTCCACATCCATTCCGAGGGTGATGAAAAAATTAAGCCTATCTTTCAGGCTCTTGGTGAAGAGCAAGTCATGGATTTTAGGCTGGAAACCATTACCAGATCCGAGCTGACCGACGAAATAACCTACGTCATAATCACTATTTTCCTTTCCGACAACGGAATCAATGACAATACTATAGCCAATGAGCTGAGGGCTGTTTGCATACAGAGGGTCAAGAGTCAAGAGGTTCATTCCCGTTGTTTTGAAATCCTTGACCATGTACTTTCCGCTATACCTGTTTCTCATTACTAGGTCGACATATCCTACGTAATAGAATAGATCATCAATATCGATCCGGAATGAAAGCTGTACAGCTGGCTTACCCTGAAAGGTAGCGACTTCCCATTCTTCCATCATCGTGTCGAGATTATACATCGACGCAAGGACTAAGTTAATTGCCACCATTTCATTCTTCCTGGCAGTTTCTGGAATGCAGATTATGTCATCTTCCATCCCGTGATAGGCCAAGTAAGCATCCCATACAGCTCTGTCTTGGGAACCCGTAAGAATGTAGGTAGTGCATCCCGCTTCATAAGCGTGTCCAAAAGCAAAATGCTCATTGGCTTTTCTTCCCTGATGGTAGTTGAGGAGTCTGTTGAGTTCAAACTTCCTCTCGCAAGTTAAGTATTCTTCAAGCGCTGAGTGGGACAGACGTATTTTCATCTTCTTGTTCCTTTTCTGCTAACTGAGAAAGCCATGCATCAATAACCATGCTAGGATTTAAATCTTCTTCACCTCTACGCCAAGCCAGCTCCACCAAAAGCTTAAGTTGACTGTAATTTGTGATAATGTTCATCCCTTGCTATCTCCTTCTTTTGAAAAGTAATCCATCATTGCCCTATGGGCTTCGGCATTTGCATGCATGTAGAGAAGGTCACAGACTGCATTATCTGGTTCGTTCTCGTAATGTGCGATGTCCATGTTGTAGGATTTCATTGCGTTGAGGACTGCATCCTTCCAAGGATTTCCTGATTTAGTTTCCACGTGTTTATTCCACAGTTTCTCGAGTTCAGTATGCTGTGCGTCGCATACACTTCGCCATCCCGCTCTGTACAAGGCGTCGACAAATTCGTCAAAACTGATGCCTATGTCTAGGTTAGAGTCACACTTAGGAACTTGAAGCGTTTCTTCCTTTGCCTCTTCGATTCTTCCTAAGCATAAACTATTTGTCGGGTTTGGCTTTAATCCCGCAAGGTAATCACTTCTTGATATGTAATCAGTGTATTTACAATGGATGCATTCGAATAAATATTCTCCGTTATGAGGATGGCAATATAAATATCTCCAGTCATGCTCACTCATCTTGCTTCCTCTCTTTCCTCGAACTAAGGATATATTCTGCAAAAGGTTTGAAGGCTTGAAATCCTGCTTGCACTGGATGGAACACTATTCCTACAAGAAATCCGAGAAGGAAGGACGGAGTCAGCAGAATCAGGAAGATTGTTTGTACTGAGACTTTGAGAAACGGTTTCATTCTTCATCTTCCGTTGCGTCTAAGATAAGTCCTATGCCAATGCAGAGAAAGGTTAAGACGATATGTAACAGTGGGTAGCTTCCTATTACTATCCAGATAGCCTGCAGCAATGCTAGAAAGTAGAATGGAATAGCTAACATACTGGTCAGTCCAAAGAAAGATCGATCGAGAGATCCACTTTTGTACTTCCTTTCCTGCGGGAAGACGGAGTTTCTTTTGTTGCTGCCGCAATTGCAGTTCCTACTAATCTCTTGATTGCAGCGACAGCCATTCCGATATCCTCGGGAAGAAGCAATTCACATGCCGCTGGGTTCTTCAGGAGGACCATTTTCAGATCATCCATTTCTGCTTTTAGGTCCGTTCCTGAAAGCTCCGATAGCTGTGCGATGCGAAGTTTGATTTCATGTGCTTCTTGGGTTAGCTCCATGTTCTAGTCCTTTCTATTTTCCGGTTTCGTTAAGAGCTTCTTTCACCTTACTCTCACAGGCAGCGATCATTTCATTCACAAAGGAAAGCTCTGCTCGAAGTCGCAGTAATTCGTTTATTTTTGAATCCATATGTTCTATGCATTCGAAATCGCTATCACCTCTCAAAGTTGCGCAAAACCTATCTGATACTATTTCCTTCAACTTATTCCATGCTTGAAGGTGGAGGATTGCTTTCCTTAGCTCGGAAATTCCCATGTTTTATTCCTTTACTCTATTTGCTTCTTGGGTTAGTTCTTGCATTCTGTATTCTCCATCTGCCGTAGTTGTTGGACCTTCTTATCGTAGTAATCCATATTCACTTTGATGTAGTCGAGTTCTGTCTTTGCCTGCAGGACGGCCTCTACCAGTGTATTAATTTCCTTTAGTGAACCGGAGGAATGTCTACATAGCATCATGCTGAAGTCTTGTATTCTCTTGTTCAGCGCATAGTGCCATACTTGATGAGAGATCTCTGCCGCCTTTAGGTTTGAGAGTTCCATGTCTTATTCCTTTTCCTCGTGCTTATCGAAAAACGGGAGTCTCTCCTCGAAAAAAGTTAGCTGCTCGGTAGCAAAGGCAATCTTCTCCTTAATTTGATTAAGGGTTGTCGTGATACGGGACACTTGTTCTTCTGCTTCTACTAAAGTCTCGGCTTCATACCGTAATACATCATTGATGTCTGAGATATACTTATCTTGAGTACCTTTCGATGCCGAATGATGTGTGGTG